GCCACGCGAGAAAAGCCTGATAGTCGACGTTGTCGGGATCAAACGGAATGGAAGCGCCGTCCTCGTCGCGCTGGATCATCTGATCGTTGAGCCGATTGCTTATCGCATCCCAGACTTGACTGTAGGTCATGATCAAATCTCCGCGCTTGCTGATGCGCGATAACCAGAAACCACGCTGTTGCCGGCGCCGGCTGCAACGAGAAAGGCTCGCGCGCTCGACCCCGTTATGTTGTCAAAACCGGAAGAGGAAACATTGGTGAGAGTCTGCGTAAGATTCGGATCTGCACCAATGGCGCTGACCGTCGGCGGGGCTCGCATACCGAAGAACGGGACCGAAGCCGCCACGCCGTTGCCCGTCGCCGCGGCGACAAACGACATGTTGAACGACAACCACTGGAAATATCGCAGGCAACTCGCCGTGATTTTTCCTTGGGTATCCCGATTGAACGGCGTGGCGACGTTGCCGATTTCGAGCTTGACGCCAGTGAAAGAGACAACCCCGCCATTGGTGGCGCAGATGTTCACCGCCCCGGTCGCGCCGACGAGATTCCCCGCTTGCCACGATCCGGCCGCGCCGCGAAAATTCGCGCCGGAACCGAGATCGAAGCGAACCTGCACTGCCGCTACGGTGCCAGACAGCGCCCACGTCCCGCCCGTGTCACCGGGAATATTGATGATGACTTTCTGCAAGCCCGTCCCGGCAAGCGCGAAAGTGAATGGATAGGCCCGGTCGCCAACGCCGTTGGTGACTGCGCCGCTGTAGGTTCCAGCGACGGTGGTGTTGGCCCAGAACGACAGCGTGACCGGCTGCGCGCTGGCCGTTCCCCAGAGGAAGTCGGTCACCATGTCGCCTTCGATCTTCTGCCCGAAGTAGAACGTATCAGTCGCCGCTGGCGTGAACGCCGTGATCGAAGTGATCTGGGCGAAATATGGAAACCCGAACGGGATCGTGAGCGCGCTGGGGCCGACTTGCCGGATCGAGAACTTGCTGGGCTGGGTCAGCCCATACATCCAGCGATCAACCGTGAAAGTCGGGTTGACGGTCGGCGTGATCGACGCGCCACCGTTACGCTGGTCGACCCGCATGTCGCCATTGATGATGCGGTTGTCGCCAATCGCATGCGTGTCAGTCGGATGAACATGATCAGCGCGAGCGTAGGTCGTTCCTGTCCCAACCGCCGCCGTCCCGTCCATCAACGGCGTCGTAGACGAGGCGACCGGAACGCTGGTCGTCAGCGCATAGGGCGCGAGGCTCGCGGTGACCTGCGCCGCCGTTTGATAGCCAGAGGGGTTGCTGGCGTCGTACTTGGTCGTGTCGGAAGGATGGACGTGATCGGCCCGCGCCCAGGTCGTTCCCGTCCCAACCGCCGCCGTCCCGTTCATTGCGGGCGTCGTCGAAGACGCGACCGGCACCGCCGCCGTCACTTGCGCCGCCGTTTGGTAGCCCGACGGATTGCTGGCCGGATAGGCCGCATTGGCGACGTTGGAAACGCTCTTGACCGTCGAATCGACACCGTCGAGATCGGTATTGAGCTTCGATCCCCAAGTGTCGTCGCTCGCGCCTAGATCTGGCTTTGTCCAACCGTAATTGGTTGTGAAACTGTCAGCCATTGCAGAGCTCCGCGTCGTCCCATTCGACCGGATCACATGGCCCGACAGGCGTCCAGACCGACGGCGGACAGGACTCCGAAGGAACCCATGGTGGCTCCCCCTTGTCGACTTCGCTCCACAGCGGGCCAGAAATAAGCCCAGACGCTCCAAAGTCGATTTGGAAGGGCAAACCACCCTGGACGAACAGATCGAGGCCCAGAAGGCCTTCCAGGTCGATCTGGGAAGCCATGTCGCCCGCCAAGTCGACTTGAAGGCCCAAATCGGCGTCGCCGAAAGTGACGGTCGGCGCTAGATCGCCGGCCAGCCCTTCGGTTAGGACCAGCGCGCCAGCGAAGCTGACGATCGGCGCAAAGTTGCCGGCAAACTCGTCAATGCCGACGATGTCGAGCGCGACAGCGGCGAAGACCGGCGCAAAGGCGTCAATGCGGCTGTAATGCCCCAGCCCATATTTCAGCCTGTTGTACTGTGAAACCCCGCCAAGGTTGCCGCTGAGATCGACGAAGGCCATGTCACTGCGCGGTAATCGTCAGGGCGCCCGCGGCAAAGCGCGCTGTGTCGCCAGAATTCACCGCTTTCGGCGCCGTCACCGCGCCAGAGCCGCGGAAGGTGCCGCCACTCAGCGCGCTCCACACCCCGAAATAGCCGACTGTGCCCCACGGCGCCGTCGCCGCCGGATAGGTCAGAATCGCGCTGTTGCTCGACACTGTCGGGTTGGCGCCGGAATTGGTGAAAGCCACTGGTCCGACGCGCGCATAAGAGCCGCCCGAAACCTCGCCCGCGCCTGTATCGCCTGGATCGGCGGTGTGCAGCGACACGTAAGCGGTCGTAGTGAGCGGTGTGAGGACGGCGGTTTCGCCAGCGGAGGATAAGCCGGTCATCCGAACGATCTCCTATGGCCGCGCGCCAATCTTGAGCCCGACGCTCGCGCGTAGCGCCACTGGGCGTTGAGCTTCTGAATCGCATCCTCGGCGAGCTGCTTCATCAGGCCGGCAGCTGCCTCCTCGCCGACCGCATGCAAGTCGGCGTGCATCAACGCAGCGCATCGGTATAATGACTGATATTTGCTGTAGACCCAGCTTGGCGTGTCGTCGGCGAACACCGGCACCTCGGCGTAATAATCGATCCTGATCGTCTGCCCCTCGGTGTCGTTGGGCGCTCCGCCGATATAAATCGTCCGCCCCTCGATCGTGTACAGGCCGTAGGCCCCGCCGTCGTCGGAGCGGAAAAACTCGGCCCGCGGCGCGTAATAAATCGGCACGAAACCAGTAGGCGAACTGTCGCACTGGAGGCGGATGAAATCGAACTCCAGCCAATCCGGCGGCACCGGCGCGCAGCGCGAGGTGACCAGCGCGTCGTTGGTCGAGATCATCCGATCGATGCGGAGCTCCGCGTTGAGCTTTTCCTCGGCGTTGCGGACAAACGAGGTGACGAGCGCGTCTGTCCAATCACCGCGATTGGCCCATTCCTTCAATGTGGCGAGGAAATCGGAAAAGTCGGTCATGGCTTAAGCCACATGGTTGCAGACGTCAGCGTGCCAGCGAAAGCATGAGACGATGTGTCCGCGACGGCAATACCCGAACCCTCGTTCAAGAGCAGGCGCATGTCCGTGTTGGCGTCCGCGGCCGGGAGCGCGCCATTGTTGACCGGGGCGATGACCGCCGCCGATCGAACGACCTTGTCCTGCTGGAAGAAACTGAGCGCGCCGTTGAGGTAGAGCCCGCCCATCCCCTGTTGATTGCCGACATAGTAGTTCTGACCGCTGGCGATGATGGTGGCGGTGAGAGTGTTCGCTACCGTGACCGTCGTCTCGGCGACGCCGTCGACATAGAGCTTTATCCCGGCGGGAGTGCTGGAGCCGTCATAGGTCGCGACCACCATGTGCTTCTTGCCGTCGCAGACGTTGGTCGAGCCGCGCACGTCGAGATAATTTGGCGTGCCGATGTGACTAATCACGCGCACCCGCAGGGTGCCTTCCTCGGCGACGAAGAACTCATAGCCGGGATAGCCGGTGCCGGTGACCGGGACGTTGGTCATGATGCACGTCGCCGATGAAAGCGGCGGCGAGAAATAGAGTTGGATCGCCGCCCACATCGTCCACGGCTGAGTGCGCTCGTATTGCAGGACGTTGCCGAACGGCAGTTGTTCGTTGTTGCCGAATTGCAGACAGGCTGTGCCGCTATAGGGCGTGTTGAAGCCAAGCGTTGGGAAAGCAGCGCTCTGGCTCGCGTCGATCGCCGCGATGTCGCTTGCGGCTAAGGCCGACGGATAAATGAAAATCTCGCCGATCAAACCGCTGAATTGCAGCGTGCCAACAAGCGAGCCGATAGATAACGGCGTCGGCGAGGCGGTATTGGCGGTGGTGCCGGTCGCAGTCTGGGTTCCGTTACGATAGACCTTGGCCGCGCCGGCGGCGCGGGTGACAATGTAGCGGAACGGTTGCGGCAGATTGGGGATGATGCCGGTGTTGTCCAGCACCGTGCCGCCAGCCCCACCACCGCACCAATAGGCGATCTTGCCAGGATCAGAGCCGGGGGCGTTGGTCGAGACGCCGTTGAAGAACAACGCCCAACCCGTGCCGCCATCGGAACACGCCACAGGGACTTGCCCCACATCGCTGGAGCATTGGCAGACCAGACCGACGGTCTGATCGCCGGTCAACGCCAGCGCGCCGACCGTCGCCGCCGACAGTAACATCACATTCTGGTTCGCGCCGAACGCGATATAGGGCACACCGTTGATGATGTTGAGTTGCGGCTGGGCGTTTACCGACGCCGCGCTGACGTCGCGGCCATTGCCACTCTGATCGTACCACTTGGCGATCCATAGCGTCGAACCGGCGGCGAATGTTGTCGCAGCGGCAGCGTCGAGCCGGCCATTAGAGGCAAAGCCAATGTCCGACGTGGCGTTATCGCTCGACCGGCGAACGTTGACGCACTTGCCGGCGTAAGCCGCCGAGGTCTTGCGCATCGAAAAGAGAGCTGCAGCCCCAACAGGGAAGGGCGGATAAGTCACCGGATTTATTGAAGGGCCGCCTTTCCCGGATGGGCGCGGGCGCGGCGGCAGCGGTCCCTCATACGACGGCGTAAAGATCTCTCGAAACGCTATGCCGCCCCGCTCATCCTCTTCGAAGAGACGCCGCGCTTTTTTGTAATCGTCAGCCATTCACTGCATTCCTCCCTGCCACTGCTGCAGTAAATTTTGCACTTGGTCGGAGGTAAGCTGAGGCCCGCGTCGCGTCGGCGGCGGTTGCGGGACCTGATCCGCTTGCGAGGGCAAATCCGCCCAGCCGCCCATTCTCTGTCGATAGGCCTGCTGCTGCGCATCTCGAATATTCGCCACGATGCTTGGGTCATAGGCGAAGTCTGGATCCTGCAGCGCCGTCGTTGGCATCTGACCACCGGGCAGATGGCTCTCCAGATAATCCCATTGATCCATATTGTACGGCGTTCCGAATGGGTTGATCCCGCTTCGCATCCAAGGCGAACGATCATGCGGCCTTGTCGATGATGGCGGGATGTTGTGGTTGCCGCGCGCGTCCTCGATCGGAGCCGTCGCGTCCGGCATGGCTCGATATCCCGGCCCCCAAAACTCGCCACGCGACGGCGGATGGGCTGGTTGTTGCGGTAGATTGCCAAACAGATTGTCGAGCCAACCGCTCATGGACGCCCCAATCTAAAGATCGGAAAGCCATACTCACCCGCGCCAAGCACCTGCATGATCAACATGACCAAAAAGATGACCAGGATAACCGCGAGGATAGCCTGGATCACCCGCGGGGCCGGTTCTGGGAGGGGAAACAGGCCCAACAGATATTGCACTAGCCACCAGAGGAGGCCGAAAATCAGAATGTAGACGATGAGGGAGATTAGCGCGCCGATCATCTTGCCAACTGCCTTGTTAGAGTTCTGACCTTCTGCGCTTGCTCCAGGCCGGTTATGACGGTTTCGACAGGGGCAGGCGCCGGCGCGGCGGGGGCGTCAGGCTCCTCGATAAAGCCGCCATTGCCCAGAGGAACTGGATGATAGCCGGGAATGACCGGCGCGGCTGTCGACCAAGCCGCCGGCCCGAGGGCGAACTGGCTGGTGCAGCCGGAAAGCGCAAACGCGACGACAAGCCAGCGCACATCAAACACGCCCACCCCAAATGCGCCACGGCGTGGCTTCCGAACTGTTCAACCACTTTTTGAAGGCGTCCTCGTCATACGCAATGCCGCGGATGACGAGATCCTCCCAGATGAACGTCGGCAAAGTTGCGAGCTTCTTGTTCACACCATGGCGCATGATCTCGCGATCGCGCGCAATGCCGTCGAGAATCTCGCCGACGTCCTGCTCTGTGTGGACGACTAACCGGTCAGGATAGTCGTCGTCGGTGATCGCCGTCTTGACGACGCCGTTGGCGGCGAAGTACCGCCGCTTTTGCTCGCCCACAACGTCACCTTACTTGGTGATACCGTTGAATAGGATGTGGGCCAAACTGTTGCGCATCTCGACGCCCCACTCGACCACGATCATCCGCGTCTCGGCGTCGCCGTTGCGGGCCATCAGGTACTGGCGGAAGCTCCGGTAGAACGCCACCGCGGCGTAGTCCGGGTCGAGCAGGAGCGCGATGTCGACCGGCAACCAACGTGATGGAATCGCCTTCACCCGACCGAAATCCGTGGCGAAAACATCGACGGTGGAAACCACCTCGGTTTTGCCCACCAAAACCTGAGTGGTCGAGCGCCCGACAAAGCTCGACGCGGTGCGCTTTGGCCCTGGCGGCAACACCAGGAGCGATGGGCTCGCCCCGTTGGTATAGGCCTTCTGCATCGCGTCGTTGAGCATGACTTCAGTGATCGGCACCGGTGCGCCGGGAGCCGTCATGGCGTCTGTCTTCAGCGTCGGTAGACCCGACGTGCCAACGGCGCCGACAACGCCGACGGTGCAGCCGCCGAGGAGCTGGGTGGACGAGCCGCCGACGTTGTTCGACCCCAACCCAGTGCGGTCAACCGCGCGCCCAAGCCAGTGGGGAATGGATTCCGTTTTCCTAGCCACCGGGGTGTCGTCGCCGTCCACGCGCGCCTGACGACCGCACATGATCACTTCCATGTCGGACTTCAGCACCTTGCTCATCATTGCCATCTGATGAGCCATTTCGCTCCCTTTACCAGCCGCATCCGCCTCTTCCTGCGAGCCAGAGACGGTGGCGTCGCGCTCAGAGATCTGCGTAGTGTTTTGCTGGCGGACGGTGGGCTGGGACTGATTGGGATTGAGAACGAAACCTTCCGGCTGGGCGTTGGTGGCGTCCACAACCGGCAACAGCTCTGTTTGCCAATCGAACCATTTGTTCTTGACGTTGCGTCGGCGAATGGCCGACATCACCGGCGTATCAAACGGGTCTATGTTGTAGATTGCATTTGACAGATCTTCTCTGTTACCTGTCGCTTGATACATTGTAAAACTGTTAGTAGTTCTGGTCGCACTGTTGACGTGGCCGACCCCAGGCATTGCCCTTCTCCATGGCTAGAGCAGTCTTCGAAACACTTCCGCGGCGTCGGAAATCTTGCCGCTGCTCGCCAATCGGCGATTTGCGTCGTCGAAGCCTGTCCTGCGCACATTCCCGAGGGGTGTAGCTGCGCCGGGGGCCAACGTCCTGCCCTGCCCGCTTACGACAGCTTTTGGGCGATTGGCTGTCATGCGGTCGTACTTGCTGGCCTTACGCAGGATGACCAGCATCCTGGGATCGTAAACTGTGGCCACTTCGTATTCAGAAAACCCAGCCGACATCGCCGTCCGGCGCATCGACTGAAGCTCTTTCTTCAGCGTCGGCTCGTCGGCGATCTTGCTCATCGCGACGAACCGGCTGAATCCCTCTATCGCATATTTCTGAACCCGTCTATTCGACTCCTCCACTTCCGCCGCCTCGCGCTCCGCCCGCTGGCGTTGCGAATCGGCCAGACGTCCATATAGAGCTTGGTAAATTTTCTGTTGGGCGTGCGCCGCGGCTGGATCTCTGGCAAACTCCTCATCCCAATTGGGCTCGCGCGGCATCATCGCCACAACATCTTCTTCGAAGCTCCGGCGTGCTTTGTCCCACATCTTCCAGTTCGCGTTCAGCTTGCCAGCTTCGTTCTCGATCTCTTGCTGCACATTGGTGAGCTGGGCCACACGCTGGTGGAAAGTCGCCTGACGCACATAGCCGCGTAAAGCTTCCTCCAAACTGACATGATGGGTTTCGCCATCTACCGAAACTTCGTACCGCGCCCCTTCGTCTGGCTCGTCCCGCTCCCCGACTTGTTGGCTTTCGTCGGCATCGGATTCTGAGATTGCGGTAAGATTTTCCGGCTCTTCTTCTGATAGTTCGTATCCGTCGTCGGCATCGGCATTATCGCGTCTCTCGCCATCGGCGCGACGGTGTTGACTATCCTCCCTTGCTTCTTGGAGGGCCTCGCGTCGAGGCCTTTGATCCCTGCCATCTGCGATCTCCCTTTCTCTCGCGCGAAATCTAGGATCATCGCCGCCGTCGCGCGTGTCGCCGGTTTCTGGATCTCCCTCAACCTCACGAGAGGAGAACATGGGTTCTGGGTTTCTCGTCCCGCGAATAAACTTGCCCTGCTGATCCCGCGGGCGTGAAGCGGGCGCTATTTCGGTCGCAAGAGTGTTTTCGACCTCGTCAACGCCGTCAGCCATAAGTCTTCTTCCTCTCCGCCACCTTTTGGTCGTTGATGAAGATCTGCAGTTGTTGCGGAATCGCCTCCAGCGCCTGCATCTTGATCGCTAGCGAGAAGATCCCGTCCCGGTCGGTGATCGCCATCTGCTCGGCGTGCCACTGCTGACGCAACGCCAGAATCGCGGCCTGGAAAGCAGGATTGTTCTTCAGCTGTTGAGCTTCGTCAGCCAGCGTTTTACGCTCGTCGTTGTTCATTTCTTCGGTTTCGGTTTGGGCTTCATCTTGGCGATCGTCTGCTGGTTTTGCAGCGTCGCATTGGTGGTCATCGCCTGATGTGTCCGGTCGAGCTGGTTCTGCTCCGCCTCATGGCTGCGATCAGCGTCGCCAGCGAGAGCGCCGGCAATGATCTGGTGCCCCTTCATCGCGTGGCCCTGCATCGCGGCATGATGGTCGGCCGCCATCTTGGTCATCGCCTGGACGTGCTGGCTCTGCAGCTGCCCCATCGCCTGCTCGTGCTGGGCGGCGAGCTGGGCGGCTTGCAGCTGCGCCTCGTTCTGCGCCTGCTGGCCGGCTTGCGCGGTCGCGTCGGCGTCGTTCTGCGCCTGGGACATCTTGATCTGGCTGTCCTGGTCGGCCGCGGCGCTGTCCTGCTGGTCCTTCATCAGCTGGCTCGCCAACGTCGCCAGCTGGGCGTGCCGATCGAGGCCGAACTTGTTTCCCTCCAACTCCAGCTTCTGCAGGTCGACCATCGTCTTGGCGTGCAATTGCTGATGCTTGAGCTGGGTGTCGGCCATCAGGCGCGTGCGGTCGATCGCCTGCTGCCCGACCGTCTTGGTGCTCTCCGCCCGCACCTTCTCCAACATCGCCTGGGCCGCCACCGCTTGCGGATCAGGCGTCTTGGGCTGCGCGGCGATCTGCTGCAGCATCTGTGGGCTCGGGGTGCGGAAATAACGGCCGACGTTCTTGATGTTGGCGAGCGCCAGCATGTCGGTGACCGTGTTCAGCATCTCCGGGATGCCGACCACAGGATTGCCGGGACCAAACTGCGAGAACACCAACTGCTGCTTCTGGTCGATCTGCTGCAACGCCAGCATTCGCACCATGTCGGAGCCCTTGCCGAGGTTGGGATTGACCTCCATCGACAGCGTCGGATCGAAGGTCGAAGTATCGCAGGGCACGTATTTGCCCCGCATCTTCAGCATCCGGGTCTGGTTGGGGTTTTCACAGATTTCGCCGTACAGGCCGGCAAAAACGTCCTTGAAGCCGGTTTCGCACAGCACTCTGGCGACGAGCTCGACCCGCTCCTGCGCGCCGTTGATCACCGCCTCGACCCCGATCATGGTTGAGCTCTGCAACGCCTTGGGATCGAGGCCTTTGGCGGCGTCCGACAAACCGGTTCGCCGCTGCAGAACATCGTTCAGCATCTCGATCACCGGCATCATCTGCTGACCGAGGAACGGCGTCGAAGTGAACATCACACTGGAGTTGGGGTCGCCGCGGGTCCTGATCACTGCGCCCAGATCGTCGTTCATGGCGTCGTCTGGATTGACCAGGAGCTCGTTGATGACGGTCTTGGGATTGATCGACTCGGCGGCGCTGTCGAGCGTCGCCCGCATCGCATTGGTCTTAATCCTCTGAATGTCCTCGGTATAATCCGAAATCGATTGGCCGATAATCGTGTGCGACACCGGGTCGCACGAGAACATGGCGAACTTGACCCGATTGGCCTCCTCGTCGCTCAGAATCTCGTAGTTCTCGCCGATTGTGGTGATGTAGCGCAGCTCCGGCACGCCATCGCCATCCTTGTCGATCTTGACGAACCACTCGCCGTATTTGCAGCCGTCGCCGATACTGGAGCCCATGAAGCGGCCAGGATTGCGCAATTGCGGCTCGGCGGAAAAAGCGTTCTCGCTCGACTGCACGTTCTCGACGCACTTGTCGCGCGGCACGCCCATGGCGATCAGCTGGTCGATCGGCACCACACGCTCGTGGCCGACAATCCGGCTCTCGCGAAAGGTCCTGGCGTACCGATCGAGCCGCATCTCTTCCGGCGGCACGCCGGCAACCTTGATCAGAGGCTTCGAAACCTCGAATTCGACAATGGCGTAGTCGTAGACCGGCGGCGGCGGCGCCGTCAGATTGGCAGGAAGGGGAGGAGGCGGTGCTCCAGCCATTGGTCCTGGTGGAGGGCCTGCTGGACCAGGGCTCCCAGGCGGACCAGATCCCGGGCTATTTGGCGTTCCTCCCGGCGGCGCTCCAACCATCGGTCCTGGCGGAGGTAGCGGAGACGGAATCGGCCCAGGCCCTGGTTGGGGTGGACCACCCGCATTAGCTGGCGGCCCAGCGGCCGGCGGAGGTGGAACGGCTGGCCCAGAAGGCGGTACCGGTTTGCCAATCTCGAATATCTTCGCACTCTGGTCCTCCGACAGCAGCACTTGCAGCTGCTCCGCGGTGACGTTTTCGAACCGCTTGCGCCGCATTTCCTTGTTGGTGTCGGTCCACCACTTGAGGAAACCAGAGCGAACTGTCAACGCATCCTTGATCGCCCCATAGAGGTTGAGAAAACCATCGTTGTCATGCCAGAAAACATAGTTGACGTAGTCGGTCGCCTGCTCCGCCAGATCGGCGTCGGCCTCCGATCGCGGCACCAGGAAGATCGGGCTCTCCGAGGCTCCGAACAGCCGGATCAACCCCGGCATCATCAGCATGATGGCGTCCTTGACGTCGGTCGACACGAAGGTCGAGCGATTGGGGACGTCGCTGTTGTCGCTCTCGTTGAGAATCTCGCCCAAGGTCTTCTTGGGATCGACGCCGCGGAACGGCGAAAGGACATCACTGTAATCCAGTGATGGGGAATAGCCGTAGTACAGCAACTCGGCCGCACTGCGATCGCCGGCCAGGACCGAATTCTCGTAGTCCCGGCAGTCCTCCATCATGGATTGGAGGTAAGTCTGGTAGCTCTCTGGATCAGAGGGATCGTAGAAGGACGGCGCGCTGGACTTGTCAGACTTGAAATGCGCAAAGATGCGTTCAAGAGCCATTCCAGCCCCCGCCGACGCACCTTTGTCGGAGGTCTAGCGCGATTAGCGCTTGGCTGGCAACTCGTTCATCCGCTCCAGCTCAACCCCAGCAGCGTGGAAATGACCGATCAACACCTTCCACGCCTTGGGGTTGACGCTCTCGCGCTGCTGCTCAAGCGAACGATCGAGCAACTCGCGCACCAGCTGCTCCGGCTCATCGAGCGCCATCGTCATGTCCAGGCTCTGCCGGCTCAGATCGGCGGAGCCGCGGGGCTGGGTTGGAAATGGCGACATATCCATGCGTTGTGGGGGATCGGCGGAACCTCGCCCAGCAATTGCAGCGCCTTCCGGCAACGCGCCGGTTTCAGAAACCCCGCCCTCGTCCGCTCGCCCCTCTGGTTCGCCCATTCGACGCACTCCCTGCATGTGTGATCGGCATTCGGGATGGCAAAATGGGCCTGTCCCGGATAAGTTGCAAGGTGCTGATCGCTGGACGCGGTGAGGTTCTGATTGCCGACCATCACACCAGCCCCCGCAATCGACGCCTGAGCCGCCCCTGGCCGCCCCATTTGGCGCTGGTCGAGGAACTGATCAAAGGCAGGCCGACACAGCCGGTGCGAAAGGCGTCGGCGGCGTCCTCGGCCTCGTCGGGAATCGCCATCCCGGTCTTGCCGCGCCGATAGGACCTCAGACGCGCCAGCCCGCGCCGAGTGGCGCTCTCGTCAAACCAGCTAATGCCCAAGCTGGCCCGGGTGGCGGTGATGCCGTCCTCGGTCGAATGGTTGGGCACCGTGATCACCGGCTCGGCGAGCAGGTTATTGAGCTCGTGCCTCCGAGAGTGGCCGGTCGACAGCTCGCGCACCTCGACATCGTGCGGCAGCAGATGGGCGCGATAGGCGAAACCTCCCGTTTTGGCCTTCAAGGCCAAGAGTGTGGTGTAGTGGCTGAGTGGCTTGCCGCGGCCCTCGATGTAATCAATCCAGTGCAACTCCCGACCACAGACCTGGAACAGCCACACACACTGCAGGTGCCGCATGCCGAGGTCCCAGCTGGTGATGACGCTGGTGTTCAAGTCGGGAGAAACACGGGTCACTCTTCCCTGCATCTGCAGGCTGTTGAGCGCCTCGGTGTAAAACGCCCCCTCGACCGGGGCGTCGAACGAGTTCATCATCTCGCGCGCGAACTCGTCCGGCGACATGTCGTTGCGCATCTCCTCCACTTCGTGATGCGACAGCGCCTCCTCGCCGGTGTCGACAATCTTGATGTCGAAAATCGCCCAGTTGGGGTCGTCCTCGGCCTTCAGTTTCAGCTTGTGGAAGTGATCGTCGCCATTCGAGGTGCCGCTGACAATGGCGAAACCAGAGTAATCAGCCAGACAAGGTCGAACCACAGAAGTGAAGGCGGCCGGGGCGAGAAGAGGATATTCGTCCAGAACCGCGCCATCGAGATAAATGCCGCGCAGCCGCTCATAAGCGAGGCCGCCGCCGTAAAGGCGAATAGAAGCGCCGCCGGGGAAAATGACAGAGAGCTCGCCTTCGAGCGACCGCACGCCGGGAATGTTGGCGGTGTATTCCTTCAGATAGGCCCAGCACAGATCCTTGGTCTGGTCGAACGAGGGGCCGATATAGGCGTATCTTGGCGGAGGGGTTAAGCGCGTGTTGTCGAGCGCGGCGCGAATGAGCGTGTTGACGAGCGCCACCGTCTTGCCGGCTCTTCGATGGGCGACGACGAACTTCCAGCGGGCGCGGGAAGCATGAACCGGCTGAAAATGCCGGCGCGGCTTGTAAGGCAGGACGACAGTGTCGTCGTCATCCGGCGGACGGCTCGTCGGGGATAGGGTTGTCGTCAGCGTCGGTCCTCCAACGGAAAGTGATCGTCCTCCGGTTCTGGTCCATGGTCAAGGAAGCCGACGATTGGGTCGAAGACGCAGGGGCCGGCGAAAGAGGGGCGCCCATCGCCAGCCGGCTGGCCAGGACCTTGGTCGACGCCCATTCCAACCGGCGAGCGTCGGCATTCGGGTCGAACAGGGTTTCTATGGGGACGCTGACCGCCTTGGCGAGCGTCAGCTGATAAGCCTCGTCCAAAACCCGCTGCAAGCGCGGGGACGAGCGCAGCATGCGAGCCAAACGAACCAGCGGGACCTTCAACAGATTGGCGGCGGCGGGGAGAGAACCATGGGCGAGATGAAGCGCGGTCGCACATTCGTCCTGGTCGAGCGGGACGGTGATCGGGCGTTCCGACCAGGGATAGTATGGCAGAGGCGTGAACTCCGCCTCGTCGCCTTGGGGCGCATTGGACGGATCGACCAAAGTCAGGTGTGATTTATCCATGTGATTTTGTACTTTATTTTTGCTCATCTGTCCACGGGTGGGGTCCCCGGTTCCGGCTCCGGTGAGTGGGGGAGTGGGGGGGGGCAAGCGCGCCGCCGTATACGCGCGCCGCGCGCGCGCATCGCTGTCGCTGCGCCCGCTGGGCGCTGGCGCTTGGCCGAACAAATCATGAACCAACTCATAATTGTATTGCTTCGCAATACAATTATAGATTGCTGCTAGCACAGCTAGCAGTATCTGTCAATAGGACTATATCAGTCCTATTGACAGTCCCTGCTAACAGTCCTATAATGGCGTGTTTCTCTAACCGGAGTTTTCTTTATGGCCCACAATCAAGCCGCAATGATCGAAGCCCACAAGGCAGGTATCACTCTCGCGCGCAATGGCGAGACACGCGCCTACGCCAATGACGTGGCGCGTACGCTGCCAGTCGATGAGGCGGACGCGCTACTTGCTGGCTACTATGCCGAAACGCGCCGTCGCCAAACAAACATTCTCAATCGTATCGCCAAGCTCTAAACCACACATAAGGTGCAACCCATGAAACAATCCAATGGCGTCATCCTTTGGCAAGGCTTGTCGCTTATCGATCGCGCCCCGATCGTCGTCATCGCAACTGGTGTGCGCGGCAAGTCACGCAACCCAAAGACCGGCCGCATGGTCCAGACATGGATCATGCGATCGGACGTCGCGCCCCACATCGCCGTCAAGTCTGGCGACGATCGATCGGTCTGTGGTGATTGCGAGTTTAGGCCAAGCCTGCCGCGGCCCAAAGGCAAGAAACCATGCTACGTGCGAACGTGGCAAGCGCCACGCGGCATCTATGCCGCGTTCAAGCGCGGCCGTTATCCTACCGTCACTCCACATGAGGCGGCCAAACTGTTCGCCGGCCGTGAGTTGCGTATGGGCAGCTACGGCAATCCTTCGGCTGCGCCGTTGCCCATGTGGCGCATCGTCAATTCCAGGACGCGCGGTCATACCTGTTACATTCACAATTGGCGAACCGCGGCCCGCGGCTGGACTGATCTCGCCATGGCCAGCGTATCCAGCCTGGAAGAGTCGCTAGCGGCGGCCAGGCTTGGCTATCGGACCTTTCGCGTTCGCTCGCCAGACGAGCTCATCGCACTCCGCGAAGCGCCATGCCCAGCGGCCGCCGAGTCGGGGCATAAGACGGTTTGCGCGCTCTGCCTCGCATGCGGCGGCCGGCGAGCCAAGGCCAAGGTAGGCATAACCATCGTTCAGCACGGCTAGTTCAAACCCCGATCCCTGGCGCTAGGGCGGCCCGTGAGCCGCCCTTTTCGTTTTGGGGCTGTCTTGGCCCCGATCGCCGGCCGCCGGCCGTCCTGGCGGCCCGGGAGGCGGCCCGATCGGGGTTCGATCGGGGTCCGATCGCGCCCGGGCTGGCGCGGCGGCCGAGTCGGGGTTGTGTCGCCCCAACTCGAGGTTTCTGCTTTTCCGAAGTCGGGCCTTTGGGGAATGACCGCCGCCCGCGTGTTGATTGGAAGGGGCATCCGGGCGATCGCGCGGGCGCCCAAATACAACCCAAATGTTG